ATAGGGGCACCCAGTGCTTAATTGTACAACACCTCCCCTTCCATTAGAAGGGTTAAACCATAAGGAGAGACTTCATTGCCCGTTAGAAAGCGCACGACTCTGGCTACGTCTTTGATCGGACGCAGTCAGACTGTGGATTCATTCACAGGGGAAGTTGTTTATCAACACTTCCATCCGTGTACTTTCACGAACTATCAATTGACCAGCAGCGAGGGTCACCCCTGGCGGCCTAGCCGAGATCGTAAGTACTCCGCAATTGCGCAGTTACCGGATATCGGTGGTCCTTTTGATACGAGGAAGATTGAGTGTATAAACGCTGGCTATGCCATCGTTAACCTCAGTCGACCCGGCGGTTACTTGAGACAGTATGATGGACCTATCTTCGCCTATTATAGTAACTATATTGGGCAGAATGCTAGTATCCAGAATCCGTCTTCCGATGCCGTTTTAGACGGCCTTGGATCAACAGCGATTTCTCGCGTGTTGCCAACTAATCCGCTTTCAGGGATGGGACAGTTCTTGTCAGAGCTGCGGGAATTACCCACAGCTTCGAAACTTGCATCTTGGGCTGGAACGGCAGCACAGCTTCGATCCATCAAGAAAGCACCTAAAGGTGTTCTCAAACGTGGGTCGCAAGACTGGCTGAATTTCCAGTTCGGATGGGTTCCGTTTGTAAAGGATCTAAAAGATTTCTTTACAACTGCTCGCGACGCAGACAAGCACATCCGCCAACTCGAAAGAGATAGCGGACGTAATGTTCGTCGCAAGTTCAAGTTCCCAGATGAAGTGAGTACAGTGGTAACGAACATGGGATCGGGTTATGGTGATCCGGTTCTTGATTCTTACCTCTATATCTCGCCAGGAGTCCTAACTAAAACAGTAACCACCCGCGTAAGTAGGTGGTTTTCTGGTTGTTTTACGTACTACCTTGAGGCGCCAGGTCTTGCTCGCTTAGAGCAATACTCTAATCGTCTCTATGGTACTCGTATCACTACAGATCTTCTGTGGAAGATAGGTCCCTGGTCTTGGGCCGCCGATTGGATCACGAATTTTGGTGATGTTGTTCACAACACTGCTGCATTCGCAAACGACGGCCTCGTGATGAGGTACGGCTATATGATGGAAAAATCCACCATTATAACCGAATACTCATTGAAGGGTCTCACCATGTTTGATGGGAGGGTCCTCAACTTGACGCAATCCTTTGTCACTACGACAATGAAGAGGCGTCGAGCCACACCTTATGGTTTCGGATTTGACCCGGGTACGTTCACTGCTCGGCAATGGTCCATCATCGCGGCACTTGGAATTTCCAAGCGTCCGCGCCAGCTTCAATCATGAGCTGGTTAAACTTCAACCTACCATGGGGAATTAACCCCAACTGCAGAAAGAAGTGCTATCATGGCTTTTGCCGATCCACAATCTGTTACTATTAGCGCCGTTGCTAATACGCTTCCGCGTACTAGTTCCGGAGTTAATACCGGCACCTTTACTAAGGATGACGGGAATGTCAAACTCGGGGTTAGCCACCAGTACCTCCAAAAGAGGACTCGGCGGACTATCCGTCTTGAGCATTCGAAGATCGCTGCTGATCCTTTGATCTCGGCTCAGAACATTAAGTACTCTATGAGTGCTTACATGGTCATCGATGTCCCCATCACTGGGTACACCGTTGCTGAGGCTAAGGCCATCATCGATGGTCTGACTCTCTACCTGACTGCTTCGTCTGGTGCCCGTGTTACCCAGCTTCTGGGTGGCGAGAACTAGACTAACAGTTGGTCGTTTGTCGACAGACTGTGGACGGTAGAGGCATTTTAGCTATGGATCAACCACCTCTTTTTAGGAGGAGCTGATGAAAAGCCTTATGCTTCTACTGCAGAGCGTGTTGGCAGATGCCACCACGTGGTGTTGCACTAGCACCATCAGAGATTTTAAAGAAATCTCTGATCGTGTCGAACATGAGGGATTATCGTTTCTCACGATAACCTTGCCTACTTTTGGATCGGACTTCGAAAGATGTCTCGACCAAGGTAGGGTAGTTCCCGGAGCGTTCCTTTCATTTAGGAAGCGCTCAGCTCTCCCCCTATTACTAGGAGGTTTGCTGGAACTTGTGTTCGACCGTTCTAGTGGACTGCTACTCGATCAACCGTCTGTAGACGCGATCTTCTTTATTCGTCAGATTACTCTGATGTTTAAGAAGATTCTCCTTCCTTGTTCTTCGAACAGAGAAAGAAGTGCCTATGCCGGTTACACCGAGTGTGAGAAGGAAGTCTCCAACTGGTCGGCGACGTGTCCGGAAGCCCTCATTGAGGACTTTGGCCGTATCGCTGATCTCTGCTGGGGCAGTGTTTTATCTGACGTGGATAGAGATGTCCACACAGGTAATCTCAGACCCAAGCATGGTCCAGGTGCTACGGCAGATCGCCTTTTCGGTAACGAGAAGTTCGAATTGCCTACCTGGACCCATCGACTAGACGAGTATTTCCCGTCTATTGACTTCGTAGTTCCCAATTCTGGTTTCTACGATCGTCTCGATGATGTTGACTTCCTCGAACCTGGATCCGAGCTTCCCGTTAGGGTCATATCGGTTCCTAAAACGTTAAAGACGCCACGAATCATTGCTATCGAGCCTGCTTGCGTTCAATACGCACAACAGTCTTTATTAGCTTTGTTAGTGCCTGCAATAGAGAGGAGTGACTCCCTCTTTGGTTGCATCGGTTTCACACACCAAGAACCTAATAGGATCTTGGCCCAGCTTGGTTCATCGTCGGGTAGTCTTGCGACTCTCGACCTGTCCGAAGCTAGTGACCGCGTCTCTAATCGGCTTGTTAAAAGAATGTTCCGCAATTATCCTACCCTCTCGGGTGCGATACAAGCGGCTCGTTCTGAAAGAGCCGACGTTCCTGGCCACGGTGTTTTACACCTTGCCAAGTTCGCGTCTATGGGTTCAGCCACAACGTTCCCAGTGGAGGCGATGGTATTTCTTACCATCATACTCTGTGGTTACGAAAAGTGGCTTAGCAGAACGCTATCAGCAAAGGATGTTAATAATCTTTTGCCGAAGGTGCGTGTCTACGGGGATGATTTAATCATTCCTATAGAGATAGTGCGTCACGTTGTTAGTGAGCTTGAGGCCTATGGCCTTAAAGTAAACACCAAAAAGTCTTTCTGGACTGGAAAGTTCAGAGAGTCTTGTGGCGGGGACTACTACGATGGCAGTGATGTCACTCCGACTTACTGTCGCCGTATAATACCCGAACAACGTGGTAACGTCTCTGAGATGATTTCTGCTGTGTCTATGCGCAATCAGTTCTATAAGAAAGGATTGTGGAAGACTGCGGAATTCCTGGACAGCTTTCTGAGGAGACTAGCCCCTCTTCCGACCGTCCTTGAAACATCTCCAGTTGTTGGCCGGCACAGCTTTCTCGGGTATGAAACCGAGAGAACTTGTGACCGCCTCCATTCCCCGTTAGTCAAGGGTATGGTGGTTGTGCCAAAACTTCGGTCGTCAAAACTTGACGATTACGGAGCGTTACTGAAGTTCTTCCTCCAGGCTAAGGAAGGTGGTGATAGGCTTGCTTATCTCTTCCCTTCTAATTCTGATGTGAAGCACTTAGAACGTTATGGACGTCCTGAATCCGTCGACATCAAGATCAGGTGGGC